TCACACCGGAGAGCGGTCCTCTCTCACATCGATAATGGTGAACGTCACCACTCCGAGAACATGCACATCATCCAGAGCATCACCCTCGATCGCCTCTCCGTCCCTGGTGATGAATGCGCGGCCCATAATTTTTGCAAAATCGGTCAGGCCGTCGTAGGCGATCAGGACAGTGCTCTGCTGTTGTGGTTTTATCGACACATCGATGACCGCATAACCCGAGTCAGTTTCGATGATCCGGGTATTCGGCCCGGTACCGCACAGAGAATCTGCCGAAAGACGTTTCTCGACATAGTCAGTAGCTGGCGAAGCAAAACCCATCACAGACCTCCGTTCGGGTTGAATAACTGGAACGTGCGGTCATCACCCTCCTGCGTTGAAACATCACGGAATGTCGTCACATAGTGCTCTATCCACTGATTGGCCTGCCGTGGCGACCAGTGCCAGTTCACCTTTTCCAGTTCCTGCAGAAAGCGCCCGGTAGTGATAGTGCGCCGACCGTTGGGCTCGATGACTATCGCCGCCCGGCAGGCTACTTCTATTTCGTATCGACGTGGCATGATCTGAACCCTCAATAACACTGTTTTTATATACAGTAGTTTTATCGAAGGGCCAGATCAATAGCGGTTGCGCCTATCAATATCCGCAACAGACGCAACCTCTTGTTTTACGGCATCACTGACAGCAGCAGATACCCAGGCTCATTGGTGTAACGGGAATAGTTCGGGTCCGCATAACCAATCGCACCGCGTGTTGCAAGCATGAGTAGCTGGTTATCCTCCATCAGCGTGTTGGTGTTTATCGCAAGTTCCAGCGTTCCCATATTGAACGTGGCTACTATGTATTCAACCGGGTTTCCCGGGTCGGAAACATCAATTGCCATGATCTTTCCATCAAGCCCCATTTCCGTTGTCCGGTAGAAAATCCATGTTTTACCGTAACGGGTGCATCCCAGCGCCGGCCGGCTTAATGTACCGGTAAGCAGAGGCTGAGTCGTGTCTACCTTGAAATCAAATTTCGACACCAGCTCTTCATGCCATTCCGTCCCATCAAACCAGATATGGGCGATCTGCGTATGGTTATTCTCGTCGGTCTGCCACAGGCAGGTGTGATAATGACTGTCATAATCGCACGCGCCGCCGTTCTGGTTCACATAGCCAGAATAGATCGGGATATCAGCGATTTTCTCGCTGTTCGCTTCAGTTAATGGTGCTGGATAATTTACCGTGCCGGCGGCGTTCGTCCATGTCAGGCCTTTATCCATCGATTTCGCATAGTACAGGCCGCGGTTAGCATCTGCGGTATTCGCGTTGACGCGCAGGCCAAAGCAAAAGTGCAGCGAGCCATCACGGCCAACACCAATGCGTTGCTCATAGGCGTTCGCGTTAAGGTCTGTAGCCGCTATCTGGAATACGGTTCCAAACGTTCTGGTGGTGTCATCGAACAGCGCTGAATAATACTGACCAGCAGCCGATACTCCCTGACGCCAGAATGCCTGCGAAATACCATCCGGGTATTTAACAAAGCGTGGGTATGTCACTTCAGCTGAAGCGGTATAGCTGGTTGCCGTCCAGGCTGTGATGTCGTAGGGGGCATTTGAAATTACCGCACGGCAGGGATTTGCGTGCATATTCCCGCTGACAATAATATAGCCATCCTTTGTTACGCCAAGACTGTAAATGTTATGGCTGTCCTCCGCGGTTGGTGATGCCAGAGGGTTTCCGGTGACATAGTGCAGATCAAAGTACGTCCATACCCCGGACATATTATCTTTCCGCATAATTATAGGATGGCGGTTATTTCTGGTGCCTACCGCAAAGGTGTAGTTTCCGGCAACAATCACGTTATCCTGAATGTACACAGCTGTGTTGTAGTTAAAACGGTTATCTAATTTAACTGGTATCTGATCCAGCGCCGCCCCGATAAATGGTGTCTGCGAGGCGCCATGATTTTTCAGATAGTCCACTTCATTCTGTAGTGCGTACACGTCCTGCAGTAATTTATAGCTGCGCTGGAATGCAGTCACACTATAGCTCTGTACAACACCACCGAGAACACGGCGCACGCGGACGTACATGACGCCGTCCTGAGACGCTATTGCGCTACGAGTTAATTGCACATTAGAAGCGCCCGTACTCGTATAAATATCGAGAGGCTCAACAAAGTTCTTATCACTATCCAGCTGAATGAAATAGGCCATCTGCTGCCCTACGGTCGCTGAACCGTAGATGCCCGACATGGTCACCTTGTCGCCAGCAGACACGGGGAGATAGTAGGCCAGCCAGTCATTCCCTGCACTGCTGTTAATCGTCCCGTCAAGAAGCATTACGACGCCAAAAACATAGTAATTACCGTTTTTGGTGTAATCAGTTGTCTTCCCGTTATCGCTTACCGCTTTGAGGACATCGTACTCTGCTACACCACCGGCGGCCCCAAGCTCGGAAGAGATCAGAAGGTGCTTCTTCAGGAAGTTAATGTACCAGGCCGGGTTAGCATTATTTCTCACCCGGATATAGACATAGCCGTCCTGCACGGCAGTTCCAAGCATTGTCCCTTGCGCAGTGGGAACACCTGTTGAAATGCTGGTAGCCAGATCTGAAACATATTTTTTGTTTGCATCACACTGGATTAACCAGGCATTCATCTCCCCAGCGGTTGAGGTGTTTACAGAGCCAAAATATTCAAAACGATCGCCCTTCTTACATGGGACATAATACGCATCCCAGTCAGCATACGTTCCTGACAGACCACCGGAGAAAATCACAAACTTTGTAGTGATAGACCAGATTGATGATGCGCTTTCAGGCCACAAACCATTATTGATTTGGGAAATGCCGGTCAGGTAATCATCAGAGGTGATGAGCCTCTTCTTCAGGTAGTCAATATACCATCCTGGGTTTGTCGAATTACGAACGCGGACATAGAAATACCCGTCCTGCGTCGCCGTTCCATGTACTGTTCCCTGCTGCGTTGCCACACCAGTAGATACAGTCGTGGTCAGTGTTTTAACGTACTTTTTATTCGCATCACACTGAATTATCCAGGCTGCAACCTCGCCCACCGTAGTTGTGTTGATCACCCCGAAGTAATCAATCTGGTCCATTTTTTTACACGGGACGTAATACGCATTCCATGAGGTATTTGCCACAATGGAACCATCAGAGAACATAACAACGTTGTTCGTTATTTCCCATGACGTCGAGTTATCTGTGGGATTCACTCCATTCAATACATACCCAATTGCCTTGGCGACACCACTCTGTGATGGCATCTTCCGGCCAGTAGCAGTCAGCGTTCCAGCATTGTTAATATACTCGTCTGCGAGTGAGCTACCGTCTGTACTCCTGACATATGTCGCGGCCCCAACAGGAATATTGGCAATGTCAGCCTGAGCATCAGCCAGCGTCATATACTGACGACTGAGCGGAATCAGGTTCTGACGCGTTTCCTCGACAACCTTATCCCCTTCCGCCTTGATGCCATCGACAGTGTAATGCACACCACCAAGGCGATCCGTGTAGGTTAATTCAGTACTGGTTGCTACCTTATCCAGCATTCCACCTGCATAAACGTGGTCCCGGATATCATCACTTGGTACCGCATTTTGCGTCGGGGTTGGTAATTCTGCCATTGTGCTTGTCGCCCTATAAATGGCGCACGAAACCCTCAGAAACAAATCTGATGGAGTGCGCGAAGATTGGTTATTGCTGCTGTGTGTTACGGATAAATCGAGTCTGAATATTCAGAAAGGGTTAACGTCTGGGTGTCGTCGCCATTAGGTTTAGCTGTTTCGACACGCCAGATGGTGGAGTTAAGCTCCGTACTGGTTGCAATGAAATAACGACTGGCGTTCTGCACCGTCGTCCGGTCGTAAATGTTCAGGTCGAAAGCATCAGCTGCGGCCTGAAATGCTTTAGGCTTGCCGGTTACGGGGTATGCGCGCCAGCGGCCGCGATAATTACCGAGGCTGTCGGTCATCACTACCCACATATCACCGAGAGAGAAGTCGATACGCTCAGAGGTACTGAATACATCCCCGTTGCGGGCCGTGATATAGCCGTTCTGCTGCTTGTTGTCGTACATGTCCGGACACTGCACTACCGCGCCGCGGATTACCTGCGTTGACTCCAGAACTTTCACTGTCATACCCAAACGAGAGTAAAGGATCCGCCGCGCTTCCATCCACGCCCGATCCTCTGCCTGCGTTTTGTTGCGGGAACCATCCAGGCTTATCTGATAAGCGTTTATGGTCGCATCCTCGGCCTCAGTAATGCCGCTCTGGTCAATCTGGAGGTAGATGTAGGCCTTTTTATTGGTGAGCGGGTCTACGTAATCCACGCTGACGCCGTCATAGCCGCCAGGAAGTGACATAGTCCATGTGACCTTGTACTCATCAAAGAACATGTTTGAGCGCGCAAATACCGCATCCGGATTCACCACTTTTTCATCGCGCCAGAACGTCAGCACATCGCCGATGTTGTTCCCGTCGACGCGAGCCACATTGCAGATGGTTTTGATGCGCTCGCCGAGGGACAATTTTTCATCCGAGAAGGTGTAATCGAAGTAGCCGAGCTCAGGAGTCGTTATTGAATCAGCGATCGCGTACAGCGTAGCGATATCAATACTCGAAGCGTCCTGTCTGCCGATAACAATCCACTCGTGCAGAGCAGCGTCGGCAAACGAGCGGCTCGGACGCAGCGTGTAATCAATCAGGCCAGTTGTCCGGTTGTAGGAGATGGTGTGGCGCTGGGCAAGCATATTGTATTTCTGTTCGCGGTTACTGTTGCTGTTATTGCTCCCCTTGATGGTCACCCGGGCGATCGTGTCATCCGGGTAAACAACGCCTGTACGCGTATTGACAGCATGAATCGCCATCAGCGTGACAACGTTGCCATCGTTGCTGTTGTCGAGCCTTTCTATCGTCACCGCATAACGACCGGTGCCAGCCGCCGGCGTGAATTTATGCGTTGTCCTGAAATATCGCGTCGAAATCTGATAATCATTATCGAAGAAGTAATCGTATTGCTCAGCAGTACCCGGTACCTGGTTGTTGTTATCGTCAACCTTCCAGAACCTGATGCGGTAGCGAGTTGTCCCGGCCGTTGCTCCCAGTTGAACCATGACATGCACCCAGACCTGAGAAGACTCAAGCGGCGAGACCGACGGGCCAATCACCAACGGCGTCTGGTCGTTTAGGGTGAACAGCGTCAGATTGATTGTGGCGTCTGCCGGCAGCGTGGTGATCTCCCCGGTCATACCGCCAAGATAAAACGTGGTATATGACAGAGTATCTGTGCCGATAAAGCTTTCCGAAAAAACGATATTCCCGCTACCGGTTACGTTACGGGTTACGGTTCCACCACTGGAATTCCAGGTCGCATTGATGACGAATGTCACCGGATGCGGCACTGCCAGCGCGGCAAAATAGGCGAAGTTGTCGTCGTTAGATAATACCGTTGCTTTGAGCTGGTTGCTCTCAATTGCCATGGCCGTTGGCGCCGTAGTCGTCGCAGTCTGCGCCGGGAAGTCCTCGCTTTCGTTCAGGCCAGGCACTTCTTCGTTATCGACGTCGTCAAACTGATACCCGACATCGATAGTCCCGATCGTCACTCCCGGGTCAAACGTCTGGTAACTGGCACCGGCCAGGCTGCCAAGGTTTGATTCTGAGTAGCGCACTGACGAGATGGTGTATTTGCCGTAGCCAACCTCAAACCACTCAGTGATGTATTTGTTGTTGTCGATAAACTCGAACAGCGCCTGCTGAATCAGGTCAGGGAATACCCGGCACTGGCCATAAATATTTGGGCGCCCTTTGTTCAGTCGTGCCCTGTTGGTCTGGCCTGATGTATCATTGTTCGGCGATTCGCCCGTTGAAATTGAAGGTGACGACGCGTTCTGTTGCCCCTTAATTCCCGCCAGTACTTTCTTGGTGAAGCGGATCGGGTTGAGATGCTCAATTGGGTTAAGCAGCGTCTTAATCAGGCCGCCGCCCTGTGGCTGGTCAAATATCGCAATGACGTCGCCAGCGCGCAGCCGATAGCCCAGATCGAAGTCATCGGCCAGCTTACGACCATTGAGCTTAACCACAACGTCATTATGCAGTCTCAGCGAGTCGAGAAGCGTTATCAGAGCCGCACCGGCTTCAGTGGTCCCGCGCTGCTTAGGTGCGCCAGGAAGGCGCTGAAGCTCATATCGAACCATGCACCAGATACTCCACTTTGTTATAGATTTTCTGAAGGATGACGGCGCTGTCCGTCCGGACAAAACCGAACTCGCCGCGGGAGTGCAGACATTTTCCCGGGTTGATCATCACGCCGACGTGCGCTGGCTCATTGCCGTAGTAGAACACCGCCAGACAACCAGAAACCGGGGCGGGCACCTTGCGCCAGTGGTTTGCCTCTTCCTCATAGCAGGTGATGAAGTTCGCGCCTGATTCGTAGCCGGCGACGTGATGAAGCTCAAGGCCGAGCACGTGCCGGTAATACAGCACCACCAGGCCCCAGCAATCCACCTCATCAAAGGTGCAGGCACGGTTAGCCCAGGGCTTGCCGTTAACAAGCCCGATAAAGTCGCTCTGGTTCATACGCTGATCAGTCCGGGATAGTCTTTTGTGGTGTAAATGAGAGGGTTTGCCAACGTCAGTGGGTTGGTTTTCCCGACATTAACGGTGACGTTACTGCCATCAGCGCCGACGTCCTTCACAAACAGCGACCAGGTCTTAAGCGGATCCGAATCGCCGATCGCATTCCATTGCCGGTATACGCAGGTTATGGGTGTCATGCGCCCCGCCCCTGTCCAGCTCTTCAACGTATTCCTGACCTCTTCCGCACCCTGGTCAAAGGTGATCGCCATCGAGATAATTGCCGAGCCATCCTGTTTCGGCTCGATGATGCTGAAGGCCGCCGGCTGGTAAACATTCCCGCCGAACGTCGCTTCACGAAACAGCTTATTGACCACGCGGTAGTAACCAAACGCCGGGTGATAAAAATCGATGGTCTGTTTAATATCGCTCGCTGGCCGGCGCTCTTTCCACTCTCTCAATGTCGGCATTATTCGGCCCTCGGCATAACGGATGTCACCAGATAATCCAGCCAGTAGCCGTAGTTCTCTGGCGCCTCGACAATCCAGTCGTCGTAATCCTCGGTGATGTCCTCGATACCGTTACAGATGACGCTGGCAGTCCAGGTGACGATGTTGCCGTTTTTGCTGGTCTGCACTGGCATGCTGATAAAGTGGAGGGTCTGCAGCTGTACACCCTGGGTATCACCGAGATCAATCGGCATCTGGAACCAGTTACGCCCACGGTCGCAGTAAGTCGGAGAACGTAGCCACGATTTAAACCGCTCTGCCTGCTGCAATGTAAAAATCCACTGAAGCGACCAGGTTGATTTCAGGTCAGTGGTTAGCGGTGTGAAAATGACGGGCCCGACCGCCGGCTGCGTTGTCTGCCAGGCGGTATCCTGCGTCATGTTCTGACTGGCGCGCTGCGGAAGCGGCAGAAGAGCCGGGTATGAAACTGTTGCCACGTTTCCTCCGGGCATAAAAAAAGCCGCGGCTGCGGCACTGATCGTTTATCAGGATGTTGCTAAATGTGTACCACTGTTACTGTGTGTTTTTCACACAGAGAAAGGATGGGGTATATGTCAGAGAAATTCAGAGTCAAACTCTCCTGCCCTGATTGCGGCAGTGAGCAATTCATATTTAGCGCCGAACCGCACACCATAGACAATGTCGAGTCCTGTTCCTCCTGCGGACGGGCTATCAGCAAAAACGATGTCTTTCGCCACGGCAAGGATTTCCTCGTAGATACGCTCAGGGACAGACTGAAGGGAACCAAATTTAAGCTCAAGTAAGGAGATTAGGCTATCAAGTTGCGATTGAGCCTCGCTGGTGTCGACCGATATGGATGCCAGCAATTTTTTATCTTCCATTTGTCTACTCCATTAAAAAACCCGCCGAAGCGGGTTGGTTTTAGTAATCGCCTGATGCTTGCCGGCGGAGGCCATAGGTCGATTCCATCTGTCCGGACATGGGTCCACCGTTCTGCAGATCAGTAACAAACGTCTCAATCAGCAGCTCGCTACCGTTCTGAGTACTGCGAGTGTCAACCTGCACGCCGCTGGCGTAGTTGTAGACGTTATTGGTAACCTGCAGCGCCCCGCCGCCGCCAGAACCGCGCAAATCCTTGTTGCTGATGACGGAACCATTGTCCCCGGGGATCATGTACTGGCTGCCATTGCTGGCCTTGTAGATTTCAGGCATGCCACCTTCGCCCACCTGGTACATTGAGCCAGCAGATACCGGGCCACCATTCTTTCGCTTTCCAGCGAGCGAGGAGCCTACAGCAAGGGCAGCGATTAACGCGCCAAGACCAATAGCAACAGCACCGCCGAACGATCCGATCGAGGCCACAAGTGCCGCTGGGGTCCATGCCGCAGTAGTCGTCGCTGCTGATGCTGTGCTCGCAGCGGTCGTCGTAGCGAGTGAACCGACCTGCGCAGCTGTAGTTGTGGCGATCGCCGCATTCTGAGCGGTTGCACCCATGATTGCTGATTTAGCCTGCTGCAAACCCATCTGGACGAACGTGTTGATAACATCATTCAGAACGGTGTTGCCGATCGACTGGAGTGCATCCGATGCAGACATGCTGCCGGTGATTATTCCGGTTAGCGCATTAGATGCCTGGGCACCGAATGCATCGACTGCGGCACCCAGCGCCTCATAGCCCACACTCTGCTGAGTAAACAGAGCCCATTGCGCATCCGTCCTGGCCTTTTCATACTGCATGTCAGCTGCATTTTTCAACAGCAGAGCCTGGTTGTGAACAATAACACCTTGCTGCTCATATTGTTGGATTAACGCAAGCTGCTGGGCGTGCTGGTTAGCTAGGTTCTGGACTGGGTCGACATCACCGGCGGCCTGCTGCTGCGGTGTTACAGCCTGCTGAGAGCGGATTTTAGCGAGATTGGCCTGGTGCTGAGCCTCCAGCTGTTCACTGGTTTGGTCATACTGCTGCTGGGTTATTTTTTTTGCGGCCAGTGCGGTCTGTAGGTCCTTTACATCCTGCGTGTAAGATGCGTTTTCTCTGGTTTCTGGCAGCAACTTTTCAGCCGCAGCCTGAGCCCTGATGGCGTTCGCTGTATCCCACTTTGTTGCTGCGTACTGACCGGCCAAAGCCAATTGTTCTTGTGTCGCACCCTTGCCGAGCGAAAGTTGGGCTGTCAAAATTGCCTGCTCTCGACTCAATTCCTGAGTAGAATCTGCTGCCAGTTCAGACTGTTGTTTAAGGTTTGCTAATTTCTGATTTACTGATTCCTGTTGGGTGGCGAATTTGTTCGCTTCAGATGTTGCTTCCTTAGTCGCCTTTTTGTTGTTTTGCTGGGCCTGTTGCGCATCATATTCAGCAGCAGCCCTGTCTCGAGCAAGGTTAACATCTGCCTCTGATCCACCTAGCTTCCTGATATCCTGCTCAGCCCTTAATTGCGCTCGTTTCCTGTCATTAAGCTCGCTCTGAAGCGTTACCTGATCCTGAAGCTTATCCAGATATTCCTGAACATCTTTCGGCCGCTCAACCATGAGGCTGCTGGAATTAAATTTGTCTTTTGCCTTGGCGGCAAAATTAATCATATCCCCCAACTTGCTCATCATGCCGGCAGCAATTCCGGCTTCCTGCCCATCTCTGCGAAGCAAATCGATACCCTGCTTCATCGTTCCGTTTAGCGTAGCGCGGCCAATGTTAATGGCGTTTTGGGTCTGACTCAGTCTGTTCTGGGCCTTCTCCAGCTCAAGAGTTGCTATGGCAAGGTTATCTTGTGCGCCACCAAGCGCCTCGGCAGCCTGCCGCCCTCTCGTTGTATTCGTACCCCAGTTTGCAATTTCTCGCTGTTGTCGCTGGACAGCAGATGTCGCGCCATTGAACTCCTTTTGTGCGTCAGATACCGCGTCACTTAATTCAGGCAGGCTTTGGCTTAGCTTTCCTATCGTTGCCGCCAGCTCTGTATGCGACATCGTCTGGAATTTTGAGCTCAGATCGTTAACGCTATCTGCAAGGGCATTAGCGTCATTCCTGGCCTCTTTTGCGCGCTGTGAAAAGTAAAGGATTGCACTAGCAGCAAGCATTGCCGCCCCGGCAGGCCCACCAATTAACCCGAGAGCCCTGCTAGCCAGGCTGGCGCCAGATGAGAGAGCCATTTGAGCGGCCCTGTTTGCCGCCAGTGCTCGATTATAATTATCAACCGCACCAGCGGCCGCAACCCTGGCTACGGACAAGCGCTGCTCAGCTGCCGCAGCGTTGGTTTCGCTGATAGCAGTTAGCCGCATCATTTCTGCAAGCCTTATTTCATCTAAGGCCCGTTCTTTTGCGACCGCCGCAGCCCTGAGGTCTGCCGCTGCTTTATTCGCGGCAGCTTGAGCTGCTAATGATTCTTCTGCTGAAAGCGTACGAGATGCGGCCGCTGCTTTGATTTTAGCCGCAGTGGCCATAGTTAAGGCGCCGACATATCTACTCCCAAGAATCGCAGCGACACCTGTCAGTAAAGCGCTCAATCCGCCGATATTTTCACTGATGGTGACGACTGCATCACTGAAAATTGCCGCGCCTGTTTTAACCGTAGAATTTTCGCCGAAGAACTTCGTGATGTTATTGCCAGCAACCTGAAGAGCCTGGCTGATAGTCGTAGTGGTGTTGGCAAATTCAGCACCGATTACACTACCCTGGGAAAGCAGGCCGTTAACCACAACATCTGTCGTTAGCTTGCCCTGTGCTGCCATGTTGCGCATCTGGCCGATGCTGACCCCCATAGAGTCAGCAAGGGCTACGATAAGGCGGTTACCCTGCTCGTTTACAGAGTTGAATTCCTCACCGCGCAACGCGCCAGAGGCCAAGCCCTGAGATAGCTGAATAATGGCATTTTCAGCCTCTTGTGCCGTTGCGCCCGAAACCACAAATCCCTGATTGATAATCGTGGTTAATTTTGCCAGATCCCCAGCGCTGGTTCCGTATTGCCGGGTGGCCCTCTCTAAACGCGCATATAGGGATGCTGTTGCATCCAGGCTGCTTCGGGTTTGCTGCGTGATGTTGAACACACGTTCGGTTACATCAGCAAGTTGTTCAGACGGGCGAAGGGAGTTAGATAATTTGTTATTAACCGTGGCCCATGCATCAGCATATTCAGCCACTTGCTGGACAGAAAGAGCTGCTGTCAGTGCAACCGCAACACGGGACAAGCTCGACATCGAGCGCTCCGTGGTGTCAATAGAGCGTGATGTTTTATCAAAACCACGCTCCATCAGATCCAGGCGCTGATTTACACGCTGCTGCGAAGTCAGCAGACCGCGTACATCCATCTCAATATCGTAATAAATGCCGCCGGCGTTCTCTGCCATTTGCTTTTCTCCGGGGATTAAAAAACCCGCCGGAGCGGGTTAATAGAATTCTATGAGTTCGCGTGAAGGTACTACCCAGGATAATTATCTAAATTGAACTTAAACTGTTTTTTCCCTTCCTGGTAAAATTCAGCCTCGATAATTACTTGCTTATGAGATTTAATGTTTTTTATGAATCCAGAGGGTGCCGAGAAGAAAATCACGTCAGCGCTGCCATCAGCAGCCTCATTCATTGAATATGTTTTTATCTTGTCTTGATCGAACTTAACTGACACATGGCAACCATCATACGAGTTACATAAAAACTGGCCTTTACTTATAAGTAACAGCGCCTCTGTTGGCATCAACTCCTCCGGCTTCTGACCCTTTTTCAAAGTGGTCTTTTTGGAGCGTAGGACAATTGACAGTTCAGAGCCACCGTTATAGGGAAAATCAAAATCGGCAGAATTTTCAGAGTCAAGTGTTAGAAACTTCTGAGCTGTACTACGCATTTCATCGTTTTGATATGAAGGCGTCCAATCTTTTGCGTGTGTGCTAAATGCAACCAAAGCTATTACTGCAAAAATAAATTTTTTCACATCCCTATCTCCATTGGTTTATTTTGGAACAGATTAGCAGGGATGTCTCAGGATTCAATGCAACCAGAAGCAAAAAACCTCACCGAAGTGAGGTTATCTTTGTGCTTAGTCGGCCCAGCCTGTCTTTGTGTTAATGGCCGACTCAGCCATCGTATACTTCGCCACAACGTCATCCTTAAACAGGATCGTGAGCTCTTTCTTTGTCCCATTCGTTCCGTTGTGAAAGAGACCGTAGAAAGGGATGAAGGAAGTACCATTCACCTTCACTTTTGCAAAGGAGTACTTCCAGATCTCATTCCCGCCGTCAGTATAAGACACGTTATCAGGCGATCCGAAGGTGTTCTTAACCTCAGCTTTGGTGGTTTTCCCTTCCTGCAACTTAGACTGCACGCTTGTTTCGGTTTCTTTGCTGAGTTGCTGGTTTCCTGATGAAGCGCAGCCAGCCAGAGTTAAAGCAATCGCAGTTGCAACTAAAATTTTCTTCATTTCCTTGATCATCCCTTTTGGTATTGTTCGGACTAATCCTATCAGGGATGTGGAAACGGCAAAACCACAAATAAGGTGGGCACCAAGGCATCCTTGCCAGATGTGATGCAGTTAACTTTTGCTTCGTTTAAAGATTATTTTTAATACAAAATAAATAAACCAGGCCCCGAAAACCGTTGCGAAATTAATCGGTATTTCCGCACTCAAGCCAGCAGCGTCTGCGAACCAGTTCCACGCATTGAGTAGCAGCCAGACGATCAGGAGGCTGAAGCCAAAGGCGAACACGATAATTCCGATCAGCGCCATCAGCGTCTGTCCTGTAGTAAATTCAGAGCGTTTAATCTTCATGATAATGACCTTTCGCTACGCCCTGCATGATTGCGACCATATCCGGATTGACGAGCTGATGAATCTGCTGCTCCTCGATTGCCAGAACCTGCTTTTCCTTCTTGCGCTCGTTCATAAGGCGGCTTCCGATAGTGCCCTTAAGCTTCGATCTGGCATCCTTGACTGCAAAACGATGCTGAAGCTCTTCTCCCATCATCTGGCGGCGGGAAAGTTGAGATGCCATCCAGTTGAAGGCGTTGATATAACACTCCTTAATCGCGCCGGCAGCCTTCCCGGTAAACCCCATGACAACCATGAACCAACCATCTTTTGTGAGGTTTACCATCGGCCTAAGCTTTCCTTGCTCGTCAATATATTCAGCCGACGCAAAATTGCGTTGGCTAAAATCGGCTGAACAATCGGCCTTTACCTGCTCAATTTTTCTGAGAACATCGCCGTGACGCTTATTGAAATATTCCGCAACTTTTAGCGATGTGGTGATTATCCCTCCTTCTTTTGCCTGAACCATGTCCTGAAAATCAAATGAGGGAATTACTGCTGGATATTGCATGGTGATTACCTTTCAAAAAAGAGACCTCTGCTCACCAGAACGGCCATACCCGAGCGCACCATGCTGCGATGGCGTTCTCAGAGGTCGCTTTTGTGAATGGTCTCGGGACTGGAATGCGCGGTGAGTGCGCGGTGAAATTTTGGCGTAAAAAAGCCCCGGACTGTGCCGAGGCTGGTTCATCTGGTTTTGCTGGTTTGTTCCTGCTGCATTAACGCCTGCCAGCGGCGATCGTCTTCGTCCATAACCGTGTCGTACTCTTCGCGGGTAAAGCCTTTCTGGTTCGGGTATTTGGCGTTGAGAAGCATTGCAAATTCCGTCATCGTCAGGTTTTCAGCCTCTTCCCGGCTTATGCCGAAATGGTTACGTGCCGCCATGATGTAGTCAGTGGCGCGAAACTCCGATGTGGTTTCGTTGCTTTCATGGCGCTGTAGCTGGCGAATCTTCGCCTTGCCGACGATGCCGTGCGTCATCAGGTTTTGCGCGATGATAATCATATCCTCCGGCGGCAGACTGCCCGGCCGCCAGACGAAACCGCGTTTGCGCCCTTTCCCTGGGCGCATCCAGCCGACCAACTCACCTATATCATCGTCGCAGCACGCCGTAAGCACGGTGTGAGCCGCCATGATGGCTTTGCGGGTAAGTAGGCCACTCTGGATGTATCGCAGCACGCAATCAGGGAGGCGACTGTACTCATCGCGGATATAGGCCTCTGCTGCTCGCTGCAATAGTGGCGTGACGTCATCGCTGAGCAGGTCATAGAACGTCTGGACGATTTCAGCCGGCTCACCGATGCGCGCCATAGCCCTGAATGACGGACGAAAAAAAAATTCCCGGTCATCGGTACCAATGAGGCATTCGCCTAATTCTTTAATGGGGGTCATAGTCGCTCCATAAACAGTATCAAGGGCGCCGCAACGCCCTTTGTACTATTCACGACGTGGTTAGCTAATCGTGACCGTGCACGCCGCCGAGGTGATTTTGACCGGCGTCGCTGAGGAATCAGTGACCTCACAGGTATAAACCCCAGCATCACCAGAGACGGCGCTAGCTTTGTTAAACGTTGCCGTGGTTTGACCGCTGACGACGGAGCTGTCTTTTTTCCACACGTAGGTGTATGGAGACGTGCCGCCTTCAACCACCACCGACATGTTAAGAGCGGAGCCGGTAGCAACGGATTTGGTCGCCGTCAGGTTCGTGGTGAATGCCAGTGCCGGCGGAGCAACTTCAAATACCACGGTGTCAGCATCAGCAACTTTCCACTCACCGGAGAAGGTCGAAATGTCGGAAGTACCGAAGTCACCAGACCATGAGGTAGTGTTGAAATACCCCATGATGTAGGTGCCGGCGTCTTCTCCAGTAAAGTCGAAGCGAACCCAGATAGTCGGCTGGCGGCCAGCCTGCACTTCATCGAAAATATATTTCGAGATAGCGATGGCGCCGACTTCCGTTGTTTTATCCTTTTTGCGGAACTCACCTTCCCCGGAGATGGTGAAATCCATGTTGTTAACCAGGTTCTCAACCAGACCCTTCGTATCGTCAGCCTCAGAGGTGACGGTATTCATGGAGTAGTCGAAGCCCTTAGTCGTCAACGCCCCCAGGCGTTTCCATTCAGAAAGCGCAGGGACCGTATCCGCACAGCCCATAGCCATGCGGAGCACGGCCGCCTTCCCAATCAGCTTGCCGGTATCATTAGCGCAGCCTTGCATGTATGCCTCTCAAATAAAAAAGGCCGCCTGATGGCAGCCTGATGGGTGATTCTGGCGATTATTCGCCGTATGTGCAGGAGATGAGCAGCCTGGTAACTAGCCTGCCCTCTTCGGTTGGTATAGCCGCCGGGACATTGCCGACAAGCCGCAACGCGCCGACGCAGTCATCAGCACCAGATTGCGCACTGACGTATTCAACGATGGCATTCACCGCGGCGTCAGCAGCATCTGGATTAGTTTTCGAGGAAACAACGTCGACCATCACATACCAGTCGCCGCCGAGGTCGTAGATGATGTCGGTGCCGCCGGAAGGCCTGAACACGATGAACTGGTCGGCATCCTTTCCGGAGTCCTTCCACTGCCGCCACTGCACCTTAAAGCCCTCCGTCAGCTTCTCAGCAACAAACAGGTCCTTCAGGCGCATGTACATAGCCGGGGTCATAGGCTCAGCTCCTTCTTCACCACCGCATCAATCTGACTGCGGGTATCCTCGAAGCCTTTCGTTAAGAACTCTTTCTGCGCAGTCGCGCGCCGGAAGTTTTGCTTCACTTCCGGGTCGTGAACAAACACCGCATAGTTAGCCGTATAGCCAACGCGCCCGGTTACCCGCACGCCGTTTGACGTGATTTCCCGGAACTGGCTATTGATGAGTGTAGAAGTGTCGATCGGGGTGTAGAGCGCCGCTTGCGCGCTGCCGATGAGCATCGCCGACTGCAATGCGCGCACCACCTTGCGTCCCTGCACGTCCTTAATGATGCGATCGAGGTTAGCCTTAGCCTGGCGGATGCCGCGAACTTTAGCGCCCATAAGGTTACTCCAGACAATAAAAAAGGCCGCCTAAGCGACCTGTTAATTGTGATAGTTGGCTACATACATTCTTTAAGTCTTGCAATCAGTCTTTCAATGTCTTCTTTTTCCCAAACTGCAAACATCTGGGCTTCGTCAAACATCGAATTTCTTGTTTCAACATTAAAATCTGGGTCTACTGACCAACCCATTTTTATAGAGCGCTCTATTTCCTCTCCAGCCTCATCAATACTGTTAAAGTCAAAATCAGGTATTGATGTTTCATAGTAATCAGCGCCCGCTACTGTTGGCCCTTTGATTTTAAGGTCAGTTATAGACGTACTGCCGCCATCCGGCGTCCAGTGGCTAATGCTGTAGACTGTATTTTCAGGAAGAGAAAGGAATGTCTGGCGATTAACAATACGCATTTCTACCTCGATTAACTGGTTGCCACACCTATACGCCGGTTATTATCGCATAGTCATCAGCGACCCGCTCGAACGTATCGGCGAACTGAACGATTTGCCGTATCTCGTCGGCCTCATCCGGCGGCGCAGCAGCTGAAGATGCACCAATCAGGATGTAGTCACCATCCCTCGCCGCGGCGTACTCGGTCCATATCGTGTTTTTAACCACGATCTCCCGGCCAAGGTCACCGATTTTCGCAGAGAGTCCACCCTGGTAGTCGCAGAGAATGGCGATCGGCGCTTCCCATCCGTACGGCTGACCTCCGCCGTCGGTATCACTACCGTCGGCATCGCGTATGCGCCGCCAGATTGTCGCCGTCGCGGTATAACTCCAATTCGCTACGCTGCTCACTTATCCCCTCCGCGTTGACCACCACAACTACAGACCCTGAGCCGTTTAGTGCACCAGGTATAACCATGCACTTACGCGGCATGACTGTCGTAGTGGGATGCTCTCCAACTATGAACGTGCTTACTGATGCAATCACTCCACCCTTCCGCCTACTCATTCCCGCCACCTCAGCACGATTGCGCCTGTAGCCTGTATGCGAGGGCAGTTAATCATCCACTGTCCGGCGCCGTTAACGTACGCCGTGGTCTGCTGGCCGGTGTCGGTCATCACCCACACCCGGGTAAAGGTGCGCGGCAGCCGCTGCTGAACTGAAATCCAGGCCATTAGCAGCCCCCGACCACCATAAACAGGCCCACACTGTTGCCGGCGCTGATCGGTAGTTCACTGGTGCAGCCGCTGGTATCCAGTTTCGCCAGCGAGTCACGCAGCCAGGTGATACCATCGTCACCGTAATCGAACGAGCGGGACGCTCCTGATGGCGCCCCTTGCGATTTGATACGCCGGGCACCGGAAGACGTCGCCATGAGCGCAGCGGCATACATCAGGATGAGCTTTGCCGTGCATTCGTCATACCCCGCACCTTCGAGGCACGGGATAATCTTGTTCACCACGCAGAGAATCGGATCGAGCAGAGCGCCGGGAATGGCATAACCCAACTCACTGAGAAACGCCTGCACGTCTGCCGCTGTGATTGGGTCAGCCATGGTTATTTCGCCTTCTTCGATTTAGCGGCAGATTCATCCTGCTGCTCTGCCTGCTCTGCAGCATTGTCGCCTGGGGTGGCTACTTCCAGCGTTTGATCTTCCACTTCGCCCACTACCGACACACGGCCAGCAAAAGCTGCAGGAATGTCCTCCGCAACGAACTGGTGACCAACTGGCAGTTGCTGGAAGACACCATCAATCGTTCCCCAGCAGCCAGTCTTCTCGACTTTTAACTTTTTCATGCTCTCTCCCGATGAAAAGGGGCCGAAGCCCCTTAACCCTGTGCGTTGAACACTTTAGAGCGACCGTTGAAATCGCGCTTAATCTGCAGACCGACAGCACTCCAGACCAGAGTGTTGTAGTTGTCGAACGGATTCTGACGCGGGATCATGAAGGTGCCCACCGGTGCGGCGATACGCGTTTTGATGTACTGCGAGTTGCGTACATACGCGATGAAGTGGTTACCGGTCAGCTTAAAGGTCTGGTTGAACGACTCGATGCGACCATAGCGCAGGATGTATTCCAGCACGGTGCCTTCTTTGAAGCCCGCGGCATCGGAGTACGGTCTGTTCAGGTTACGCATGATATCCGGAGATGCCCATGCCTTTACCTTTTCCTGCACATAGTTATCGTCCAGCAGTTTAGCGAATGGACCAGTGAAGAAAGCGACAGTTTCGTCAGGTGTAGCGGTCGTCATGTCGATGTTAAGACCGGACGCGCTCAGGTCTACCTGGTTGGTATTGGCGTGGTTGGTGATACCTGCACCGACATAGCCCTTAACCTTCACTTTCTCGTCACCCGACAACATGTAGTCAGCCATGTCTTCACGGATCGCCGCTACATGGGCTTCCTGGTCATCGGCCATAGCGTCCAGGTTTTCCGACTGCATGCCGTTCCACTCGCGCCACTCACGGCTATAGCCGGTGTTGAAGATAGGGATCGGGTCACCCGCTTCGTCGTAGATGACCTTATCCAGCTCCTCCGGAACGTGACCGGTCAGGGTGCGGTGAACCTTGCCCGCGTCGCTGGATACGCGATACAGAGCGGCGGTCTTACCGATGGAGATCGGTGTGCCGAGGCCAAGCAGGTCATCCAGAAGACCGTTACCTTCGTCATTACGGAAAACCCGAGTGGTGATGTTGTCCACTTCACGCCAGTAATCTTTGGAGATCAGCGCCGCCTGGTTAACTTCCAGCGCGCCGCCGTACTGAGTCGCGAGAGTGTTCTGATTAACGTTGAAGGACTCACGCTGCATCAGCAACTGATTCCATGCTTTCTTAATCTGGTTATGTTCAGTAACCAGTTTTTTGTTAAATACGATCATGCTCATGCGGTAGCTTTCCCTGATTTGCGGACTTTCACGAGCTGGGCTTCTGCGCCAACAGTGATTTTCTCGCGTGAGTAGAACAGAACCACGTCGGTAGTCGGCGCAGCGGATTTCTGAAGCGTGCCGTCACCAGCAGATACGAGGCCTTCATTCTCAAGCAACACCTGAGAGGCTTTGACCAGCATGTGATAGTCGACATCGTCTTCGCACATGATGGCCGCGCCGGTATCACCTGCCGGCACAGAGTCACGAATGTCACCGCCGCCGATATAATTGTGCTGGAGCGCCAGCGCTACACCGGCGCCGCCGGCTGTGGCATGGACAGCCAGTTTCCCAGTGCTGTCCAGCATCACCAGAGATCCAGGCTTCACAGCAGCTGCCATGATTGCTTCGATGACCTGCGGGTCATTCTTGCGGGCCGGGCCCGCGATTACGGTATGGAAACGAGGTGCGAGAGCCATTATTCAGGTGCCTCCATAGAAAGGATTTCGCTCTGTGCGCCATTGCCCTGGAATGCCGGGTTAAGGCCAGTACTGGTCTGGCACTGCGAGTACATGTCGTTCAGCGCGTCGCCGGCCAGCGAGTTAATCGCCGCTTCAGTCATGAACGGGAATTTAGCTTTGACGGCCTGGCGCTTAGTGGTGAGGTCTTTCTCAGCGTTCGCCTGCAGTTGGGTTTTCAGCGTGCCGATCTCATCGGCCAACGGCTTAATTGCCAGATTCACCGCCGCGGTAATCGCGTCAGAATTAATCTGGGGCTGGCCCGGGTCTCCGCCGCCCGCTTTCTTCTGAGTCTGCTGGTTGTAGGCATCCCAGACCTGATCGTCGGTCAGCCCCTCGGTTTTTACGCCGGCGGCATTAAGCGCGGCGATCATCTTCTCTTTCATCGGGTTAATTTCTCCGTTGGTTTTGACTTCGTACTCAGTGGGTTTGCGCACGACTTCTACTGGATCGCCGACAAGCGTTACGACTTTGTCGGAGATGAGGTATTTCTGGTCGAGGAGTTTCGGTTTGGCGCCGTCGCCGTCTTCTTCGTAAACGAAATGGTCAGGCCAGACGCTGACGACATAGCGCCATTTTTTATCGTCCTGCTTGATGGACATCCGCAGCGCCTGGTAGATATCGTCAAACGACATTTCATTGGCGTTACTGATAAAGATCTTCACCCTATCCCACCAGTGGTCCTTCATATTGTTCGCGGCTTCGATGAGGCTGGCGGTTTCGACCTCGCCCTCCTGCCCGTCGGCGTTAACGAACATGCCGACGCCATCTTCTGGCGTACCGGCTCCGGGCTCATCCAGGAGGATGGCGATGTGGTCGAATTGCATGTTCCGGGCAATCCATGAATGCTTCTTGCCCTTCGACTCACCGGACTTTTTCTCTTTGTTGGTGAGCAGCCCGGTAGAAAGGTGAATCGGGTCGGTGTTTGTGCCAGCGATCATCTCGTCGAGACGATTAATCAGGCGCTTACCATCAGGCTTTGTCTCGGCGACCGCTTTATTGATGTAAACGTCCATGACGACATGATCGCCTGACTTACTGACGTTCTGCGCCCAGGCACCGACGTGATAGGTATTGATGGCTTGCGGGTCATTAGCGCTGACGTACTTGCCATCTACCATCGGATGCGGCAAAGGCATCAGTTTGCCTTCCATCGTCTGGTAGCTGTTGTTAATCTCCTCCGCCGGGTACAGACCGCCATTCATCACGATGTCATCGACGATCGGAACCGCACCACGAATGACGTAGTGTTCCTGGCCGTTGATAGTTGTCGTGGAGATATTGGAAGCGTTGATGGCGAGGGATTTAACGTGGATGCTGGATAGCTTCACGTTGCGTCCTCTTTGGTGGATATCGTTGTCTTTGGTGAAGAAGTTACAGTTTGAACACACCTTTCAATACGATGCGTGTGACCGTTGGCTGATTGACCTGCGCATCAGCAAGGGTCTTATTCGTGAGATAATTCATGAATGCCCCAGAGTCAGTCAGGTTTTCGGCATCGGCTGCAATGTTGCCATTCATAATTACGTTACCTCTTTCATCCAGGCCTTCGTAATAGGCGATGTAGTGAGTAATCATGCTGCCTCTTTTGTTGTCCACTGTTCACGTTCTTTCGCCAACTTCTCAGCCAGCCCTTTGTTGAAGATGCTGCCATCGTCGTTGAGCAGCACCGGAATCTGGCTGCAGTAGCAGTTGTACCGGTTGCCGTTCTCGGCGTAGAAGTCTCGCGCCTGCTCAGTGGTGTAAACCTTGCCGTGGCGGCTGGCGTGCCATGAGCGCGTCGTAGGCTTGAGCGCTGACAGCCATAACAGGCCAGTCTTTAGCCCCAACCTGTCGGCCGCCCAGTCCGTTTCGTTCCATTGCGCCTGCCGCAGCGCGCCTACCTGCTCAGTCTGCGCCATGTTCTTCGCGCGACTCATGGAGACATCGAGGCGCTTGCTTATCACCTGCGCCGTCTCGCGCGGATTCACGCCCCGGCCAATGGCATCGGCTATAACGTTTGCTAGGTCGCCGCGCGCCCGGTCGCTTTCCAGTTTCCAGTCGCTATACGTACTGATGTAAGCGGCGGCGATCTGGTTCTGGTAGGCGGGGCTGGACAGCAGCATCTGCAGCGTTGTCTGGCTGGCGTAGACCGGAGATTGCTGAGACAGGTTGTTGAACGCTTCCAGCGTGCCGCGCTGCGCCTCTTTGGTGACATAGTCCATCGCCCAGAGGTTTTGCTCCCCTCCTTCCAGTAGGTGATCGTCAAGAATGGTCTGCACGATACCCAGCAGGTCGGCCAGCTCCTGCGCCGTCATGTCGTAGATGAACTTGCCAGCATTGACCTGGTAGAGCGTTGGTTCTTCGCCGTTAACGTGACACAGGAAGTGCCAGTTGTGGCTGTTGACCTCACGCTCACGCCCAGTCAGGCGCTGGTCGAAAAGTGCTTTCAGTGCAACCTTTATCGCGTAGTAACGGTCCTCGATGTCGCGTTCCATCTTACTGACTGCTTTGCGCGACATTGTGGGGTCAACTTTCGACCGTGGTATCACCGGACTTTTCGGCTTCTGGTTCTGGGTCGGCCAGAGGATCAGGTTTTGGTTTGCGTTCATCAGGCGGCATCTCATCATCAAGTTCAGGCAATGGCTGGAGTTCGCCTGCCGCGCGGATTTCGTTCTCAGTGATGGCAGAGCGGCCAAAGGCATTCGTCGACTTCACAGCTACATCTGCGAGCTTGTCCATGTTGGCAATCTTCTCTGCCTGGCTCGGCGCCAGCAGATCTGACCATCCGACGGATATTTCCTCCGCCTGTGCGGGAGGGACAATGCCAAGTTTCCAGAAGCGCGAAACCACATCCGTGATCACGTCGGTAAGGAAGCCATTACGGCGACTCATGCGGGTTTTGGCCCAGTCCTTAGCATCTTCCGTGCTGGCCCTCTCCCCAGTCTGCATGCCGATCAGAACTTTAACGGGGATCGGCACGGTTGCGCAGAACTCATTAAGCGCCGTTCGCCAGGTGGGTTCCGGGTCTGCAACTGCCACCGAAAGCACGCTGGCATCGCCTTCCTGCATCATGACTGCGCTGTCGGTGCTGTCATTCAGTCGACGCACCTGATCATCCATCGCATTCGATAGCTCGGCCTCACTTACGCCGAGCGCTCGTGCCAGTTGAGCAAAATTCGTCTTGGAGCTGAAGTTGAAATTGAGCTGGCGGCTGGCATTCTTAAGAAACCCCTCCGCACCACCGCCGGAAACCTTTTCGAGGTCCAGTAGCTTGTTAAAGCCCTCTTCCAGCATCGAACGCCCGGAGGTCATTGATCCATCATCGGAGCCTTCGGCCAGGATAATGACGCGATCTGGGTGAACGTTGATTATGCGGCCGGGCCGGGCGTCTTTGTTGTTGCCCACCGACAGCTCAATGAACGAGTACATCGTCACATCGCCGAACGTCTCACTTTCTGGGTCACTATCCCATTCAATGGGCTCAATTTGCGCTTCCCATGCGGGAATGAGTTTTACCAGCGCCTTTTCTGCCAACCGCCCAGCGACCACGGTATCTACCGGTTCACGCCACGGCTTGCTGTCTTTAACCTGAATCAACAAAGCTGAATATCGGCCGACCAGGTTGCGGCGGTCAGCGCCCTTAATCTGCTTCCAGCAGCGCTTGAGCAGCTTGTTAACTCGCTTGTCCCACTGAGTTTGTTTGGTGGCATCTTTGGTTTTATCGCCCTCATAAATATCCGGGAAATCCTCCCAACAGCCATCGACCATGCGACTGACGGCCGCGCCAGCAACAGCATTGCGGCGACATGCCCGGTAGAAATCCTCAAAGCAGAGATCGACGGGATAGCCGAACTCCTGATATAGGCGCTGGCGCTTCGTATTGCTGGTTCCGTTGAACAGCGACGACAGGTAGTTCCGGCGTTCTTTCTCAAGATTGGCATTAGAGGCGCGCTCTTGTTTCATTTGGCTTTCGTTCACTTATGTCCTCCGTCAGCGCGAACGCACCAACATGCCGATTGATTGTGGCTCTGATAATTCGGTGAGTGCATACACTGCGGCATCAAGCCGGTCCGGCGATTTCTTTGCGGTAGTTGGCACGTATTCCATGAACTGGTTTTCCACCTCGTAGAGGCTGCCACGGTGGGCGACGCGCCCCTGCGCATACAGTGCCGATATAGGCTCTGCGCGGGCATACTTACCTTTGCTGGCATGTACCCTGATAACGCGCCCGGTAAACCCGGCGTTTCGGAGTGTGTCCTCTGCCATGTCCCCGCCCTGGTTTGTCTCAATGACGATCGCGTCAGCTTCATGCTGCTCATAAGCCTCAATGGCTTTCGTCGCCCATCCGTTGGGTGAATATTTGCCGCTGTAGTCAGCATCAAGGCTGTACTGCCGCTCATCACCACTACCGTAAACACTCGCAACAGCGATGCCGGATTCGTCACTCTCTTCGCTATTTGTGGCCTGAGGGTCGATTGCCACGACCGTACGGGACAGCTCCTGGGTGATACGCATCGCGTGTGCGGCGCTGATCATCTCCTCGTTCCACAGCGCACCCTCCGCATTGAAGCGTTTCGGGTTCTGCATGTACTGAGCTTCGGCGGTGCGCCGGTGAGAGAACAGGGATATACGGTGCGATTCGTTATGCTTAAAAGGCCATAGCCAGCCATCAGGCAGTCCGTGGTCAATCGGGATAGCGTGGGTGTTTTCCGGATAAGTTTCTTCGTAACTGCGACTGCTATCGATAATCACCGGCAGATTCAGATGATGCCATTTCTCACCACTCCCGCCGCGCAGTAGATAGCCGCTTAGATCGTGGTAATGGATTCGCTGCATGATGACAATCATCGGCGTCGTCTCGATCGCCAGTCGTGATTTTATTGTCTCGTTAAAGCGATTGTTGACTCCGTTACGAACGATATCTGAATAAGCATCGTCAGGTTTAACAGGGTCATCGATAATTAGCGCGCCCTGCCAACCAGGCTCCATATGCCCGGCACGAAATCCTGTAACCTGCCCTGCAGCTGACGACGCGTAGACTCCGCCGCCGTGCTCATTCCACCACATCGCTTTACTGTCGGCATCGTCGCGCAACTCCATCGGCCACATTGCCTGATAGAGCTTTGACTTAATCATGCCGCGCGCAGTTGAGGAGTTCAGCAGCGCAAGGTTGTGCGAATAGGATAGGTGCATGAAACGGGCGCGTTTATTCAGCGCTAACCCCCGGCCCATCATGTTGATGGTTGCCAACTCTGTCTTTGTGTAGCCTGGCGGAACGTTGATGACCAGCCGCGTAATCTCGCCACTAATAACCCGGTCGAGCGCGCGCTGTATCGCCAGGTGGTGCGGCGCGATGATCATCTTGCCGCCGGTGCGCTGCTTGAAGAAATAGCGGGAGTAGTAAAGCCCGTCCTCTTCACACTCTATCTTGCGGGCAAAGTTCCGCTGCTCAACAGTCGTCATCCTCCAGCATCTCCTGTCGAGCTTTCTTGTATTCGTCCTTCGTCAGGGTGGTCGATTCGATCGGGCCACCATTAGCGCCGGTGTGCTCCACTTTCTGCCTGTTGGTATATGCTTCGCCGACCTCTTTCGCCGCCTGCTCCAGCAGCTGCGCGGTCATGCCGATGTTCTTCATGTTCTCGGCATTCGTCGACATTCGCTGCAGGACGCGCAGACGGTAGGCTTTGTTGGCGATCGGGATGTCGGAGATTTCGTTGAGGAAGCGGTCGCGGGTAAGGTTGAAAAGTTCGACCCATTTTTTGGCGAGAGTCTTCCCGCTAACCTTTGTCGGATCGTGAGTTTCGACCTGCTGCCGGGTGATGGCGATACCGAAATCTTTCTGGACCGCTTCGACCACCTGCGAAGGCGTATCATAGCACGCAAGCATCTGAATGATGTAGGCTTTCACTTCTGGTTTTAGTGCAGCCATGTTTCACCATCCGTCCAGTACAGTCCAGTTATTAAGCCAGTTTCAGCATGCAAGTCCCGCAAGCCCTGGCAACATCGATATGAGCAACCTCCGCCGGCCTGTTCGCCGCATCAACCATTTCCTGCACATCTTTGCTGGCACCGTAACGCCGGACCACTCCAACGAATTCCTCGACGTCGTGACCGCGAAGCTTCAGCACCGGCATTCCGGTCTCTTTGTTAAACTTCGGTGCGCCATAGTCATCGGTAGCCTGGGCGATATGGTAAAGCTCATGTTCAACCAGTGCGCAGAATTCGACGTCGCTGCATTGCTCGCAGTAGTCGGCAGCCAGCGTGATGATGAACTTCGGTATGCGACCGAACCATTCATGCATTTGCTGCTCCATTCTGGCTTTCTGCCATCCACCGGCGCGCATCATTACCTGTTCACACTGACCAAGCACAATGCGCCCGCTTTTGGCGAATGAGCCAGAGGCCCACATAAACGCCACATCAGCATCAAGCAAGTGTGCATGGTCAGGGTTATGGATTCGGCTATCTTCGGAGAGGATATTCTGGTTAATCCACTCGCCAATTTCGACTGCAGGGATCAGCCTGGTGTAAGACAGCCAGTTCTCACCAGTGAAATTGACGGGGGGATATGGCCTAATCACTGTAGTATCAGCCATATTAGCCTCCAATATCACGCTAAAAAATAACCAGTATCTCAGGCATCGTCTTTGCGTGGTGTATACTATCTTGACAGCATTTTATTAAATCACGCCCTAGATAACCGCACAGCAGGAGGCTTTAAATGACTGATGAATATAAAAAGAAAATTGGGATTCCAGATAACCATACTCTTGAGGAAGTATCATCCACCTGGAAGGGGCCACGAAGAGGTCAAGATACTGATGAATATCTTCTACGTGAGCTCGACGAAAACGGAGAAGTAGTTGCTCACTATGAAGTATATGACTCAACTTCAACTTACCCGCCGTTTGGTCGTTCGATTACATACAAAAAAGTCTAAGCATCATCTTAGATGATTAGAGCCTCATGACTGCTTCCTTTAAGGTATTAGTGAGGCTATAAAACTAAAGCCCCCTTTTTATCTCCGCCTGTCTGATGTCAGCCTTATCCCGGTTGCACTGCCCAAGCGCTGATAGCAGACTGACGTTTAAATCAAGGCTCTGGCCCCACGTCAGGTTGTCAGGGATTTCCGGTTGCGGGGTGTCAGCCGTCAGGCTGGCCGGTAACGGGACTACCGGCACTTTGACGTAGACCGTTCGCGTATTGCTGCAGCCGCTTAATTGCGCCAGCAGGCACAGGGCGATTAGTGCAATCATCATTCGCAACAGCAACCCTGATGTCAGCCGAGGCTCCCGATGCGTCCAGTGCGATCTGCTCTTTTGCATGCTGGTTAGCCTCTGCGATGGAGTTGAAGATGGTCATGGTGGTCAGGACGTTTGCGGTAATGGTCTGAGCGCTGGTTACCTGCTGCTCAGCATTATCAGCCCGGGATTCCTGCTGAGAAGCGGCATTGTGATAGTGCATTGCCAGCCAGCCAAGGCTAACTATCAGGCAGATAACCACTGCGCTGATAATGGCTTTTAAGCGGCTCACTGGTCTATCCCCCAGCATGTCAGCGCACTTTCCTGATCCCGTCGCTCAACCTGACCGTAGCAGCCATTCTTCTGGCCTTTCGTTAACCGACAATCTCGGCCACCGTCTTTAATCCACCAACGGATCGCTTCACACGCGCCTTTGCGGTCACCAGCATTGATTCGTTTGTAGAACGTCGATGGGAAGCATTTCCCGGGGCCGATGTTGTACGGGCAGAAGCTGGCAATACCGACCTTTTGCGGTGCTGTGAGAGTGAGCTTGATATTCTGGTCTACCCACGCCAGTGCCTTGTCTCGCTCGATAGCGTTAACCTGGTCGCATTTGGCCTGCGTCAACTTCATGCCTTTCGTTATTGGCTTGCCGTCAATTCTGGTTGCTCCCCGGCAAATCGTCCAGATGCCAGATCCGTCGAGGTACGCCGTAAGGCTATTTCCCTCTTTCTCATTCAGGAACTGATCCATCAGAACTGGGGCTGAAGCACCAGCGGCGATCAGCGCTAGCATTGCCGCACTGAGTTTTGCTCTCGTCGTTATCGCCATTACTACCCCTGCGCATCGCTTGCTATGCGTTTCAGTGCTTCAGTAACAACCTCAGCCGATGCCGGGCGGTCACTACCAGGCTTTGTGGAAACATCGGCCAGATAGCTTGCCAGCAACTGAGTACGCTTTTTTTCTTCATCAAGCCGCTCGCGCTCTTCCTTACGCTTTGCGTAATACGTTTTGATCGTGAAGTACGCCGATATCAGGGCGCCAATGATAAAGACGTAATCCTGCAGGCTCAGGATGGAAAACAAACCAAGCAACCCTGACCACCAGTAAGGCAGGTTGTGACCGTCAGTTGGGTTCATACGTTGCATCTCTCACCTCCGATTAGGGTTCGGGGTGCTGTGTGTTTGAAAAGGTCAGGCTTCACGGGCTGGATTAACAACAACACGCGTCGAGGATGATTCCCGTGAGCCTGAAATAGAAAAGCCAGCGCTAAGGCTGGCAAAAGATAACGAGGGTCGAACAATGTCGGCTCTTTGGGCCGAAGATACCCTGGCTGGGTCTGGCGGCCTGCGGCGTTGCGCCAACAACGCCCCTGATGGATTGGATTATGAGCCCGTCATCAGGTCAGGCCATTATCTGGTGCACCATTCAGGACTCGAACCTGAAACCGATAGCTTAGAAGGCTATTGCTCTCTCCGGTTGAGCTAATGGCGCTGAATTGGTGCCGGCTAACGGATTTGAACCGCTACCCATTCGCTTACAAGGCGACTGCTCTACCATTGGAGCTAAGCCGGCTAATTTGGTGGAGCCCGATGGAATCGAACCATCTCCTGATACTCTTCAGGCATCCGCGCGAACCATCTACGCCAGAGCTCCGTAATTTGGCGGGACGACGTGGAATCGAACCACGATAAGCAGGTTAACAGCCTGCCGTAATGACCTTTATACGATCGACCCTCAATCTGGTTCAGGGCTCTTGCGCGGCGGGTGTCGACGTGTCGTGCAGCACGTCTCTACCCAAGAGCCATGACCGGATCGCAGATACGAAAAAGCCCCGACGTTTCCGTCAGGGCTCTTTTTATTCTTTATGCCGCCACTTAAAGTTAAGGCAGCATATCAAAGTAGACTCAAATATGACGCATTTAATCCAGTTTTGCAAGACTTAAGTCTAAATTTGTCGCCTTTTGTTGTGAACGTGATCGCGTCACCTGCAATAAAGCATCGCTATCCAGCACCATGAAGATGCCTGTCATTGCCTCCCAGCGAGCTGTGAAGGTTTCTGACCAATTCTTGGGTGTCACCCCTACCATCGCCGCTAGGTCGCCATACTGATACTGGTCACGCCCAGCCAGCTCCGCTTTCGCATCCTGAGCCGCCAGCCAGATAAGCTGGCGCAGACGCTCGACTGTTTTTTTCGCAATGCGCATGCCGGCCAGTTGCTGGCTGAAATGCTCCCATGCCCACCGGGTTATCGTCTCCTGGTGCTCCCAGCGGATGTTGTCGCTGTAGTTCCAAAGCAGCCATGCTTTCTGATGTTCATCGAGAGACAGCAGCGCCCGGCGCCAGGATGCCGTTGAGTATTCAACTGGCAGCACCAGGGCGATTGCCGAACCCTTGGCTCGTGATTGCTTCCCGGGTACCGGGGGATTGCTCGGCTTGACCATTCTGCCGGTCGCCGGGTCGACTACCTTCATCCGCTTACTGCTGCGCGCCGTCGCCTCAAACATCGCGTTTTCCGCAAAGGCAACCAGTTGCCCTTTCGTCGCACCGCTCAGATCAGCGGTGGCCACTATCAGCTGCTGGCGAACAAATTCTAAATATTGCGCTGTCATGCTGTCTCTCCCAGGGTCTGATAGATGCGGACAAAGTTTTTCAGTATTCGATAGTCGGTCATCACCGTTCCGCGGTGCCGGCAGAGGCGGAGCTTTTGCCAGCGCTCCCGGATGCGCTCGATTACGTCCTTGTTCATGCGGCCTCCAGTTCGGTGATGAACAGGTCAAGTCGTCCGCCCTTCACGATTGGCATCCGCTTAACCCGATAGTCGTCAACCTGCTGGTCATCCAGCCAAAACCCGGATTTAGTCAGCGCGTCAAAAGCAGCCTTTTGCAGATTGTCCAAATCCCGGCGACGACGATCAGGCATGTGACACTCAATATGGATCTTCACAGGAGTGGTAATGCCGATATCCAGCATCTTGTCTTTGATGATTTGGGAAACGCTGTCACGATAGGCCTGCCCTTCGGCGCTGATATGTGTGCGCCCGCGGTTATGCCGGTAGTAGCGGTTATTGCTCGGCGGCCATGGTAATGAGATGCGATATTCACTCACGCTTTCACCTTCCCTTCTTTCAGCCAGACAACCTGAGTGCGGGCCATACCCTCCAGCGCGCATTCCTTCGCATATTCCGCATCTACCAGGTGGGTACGGCGGTCAATTTCGTCATGGCAGGATGAGCATGCGATAGTGGCGATCAGGTCTGGCGGCTTGATGCCGGTGCCGCACAGTCCGGCGATGCGGATATGGGCCAGAACAGTGGTTTCCGGGTTTCCATTGCAGATGCCGGGTATGCGAACCTGACACTCACGACCGCGAGCAGCTTTGCGTAAATCAGCCATTTGTTCTCCTTGCTCTCAGGCAGAGCCACTTTTTATCGACCAGACGGGATGTGTAATCCTTCAGGGTTGGAATGTCGGAAGGCTTTCCTTCTGCTTTGCGCTTACGGCGGCGCGCAGGAACGCGAAAGATGCCGCGGTCCATGACCTTAGCGAGCTGGCTTCTCATCAGTCCTCCTGCTTTTGCTGGAGTTGCTGATATTCACAACCGTGAGGGATGGTCAGCGCCAGGCCAAACTGAGCGCACCATGCTTCGACCTTGCACAGGAAGATATGCATCTCTCCGGTATCAAGATCGGACGTGTGCCGAGGCTCCCAGGTAGTTTCTTTGGTTCCCGTGATGAAATCGGTGTAGGTGACCTCAACAGAGCCGAGATAGGTTTTCTTGAGGTTGCGCTTAACCCAGTCAGGGGTCGCGTCGGCACGCCCGGAATTAACCAGGTATTCGCTGATTTCCGTGTACCACATGTGGCTGAGTGCGTTCTGGCTCAGACTGCGTTTTTCGCGCCACTCTTTGACCTGCAGGCGCAGGCATTTTCCTTCAGAGATATGCTCCTGAAGAATCTGGCCTATGGCGTTAAAGTTGCCGCTGTGCAGCTTGATGCCGCATTGAGGGATGTTCACGCTTCACCTCCGCAGAGGTCAAACGCAGAATGCAGAAAAACGCCGGTGGCTTTCGCCATCGGTGACAGGTGTTTCGTTGAGGTTTTGTTTTTGTGCGCCATGTGTCCCCACTTGGCGCCGGAAATAAGTTGTCAGTTGTTCAGGCTGACAAAGGAATTATGACGGGCTAAATCCCAAATTGCAAAACGAGCATAGGCTATTTTTTGGCGTTCTGTTCCGACATTTCGATGTAGCGCGGATCGGATGCTTTGGGCAACTGGATGCTCTGTTCGCGGTAGTAGCGGACACGCTCCATGAAGTAGTCGCGCAAGTGCTCAGGCTGCTCTCTGGCGACCACTTCGGCGACTACAGGCATGTTCAGGCGCTCTTTGTAGGCGACGCCGGACGCGGCGAGGTCGACGCTAACCTTGTCCTGCTCTTCCGGGCTTTTGGCTGCAATGTTCCACTTTGACATAACCCCCCCTCCTGTGTGGAGGAATATTGTAGTTCAACAGAGCCAGTAAGAGGAACCACCGCTACGCCCGTTAAGCATTAATCACACCCCCCCCAAAAAAAGCACGCGTGTACCCCTGCAAATCTAATGTCTGGCCCCCAAGCAATCTTTGGCATACCCGCATATCCCCATGCTTTTTTAAAGTGTATTGATTAAATCGCACTCATATCTTACATTTGATAAATCAACACTCACACACAGCAAAAAAAAGGAAATAAATCATGACGTTGAAAATAGGCACAATGAAAATAAAAGACTGCGAAAATGGCGCTAATATAAATGGGGATAACGTAGAAATAGACTTTGTGGATATTTCCAATACAAAAGGCCAAGCTTTCGTGTACAACTCACAAGCCGTCGCTTTTGAGAAAATTAAGTTTGAAAATGACGCACAAAAAGATGCACTAAAAGCCACTATCGAAGAATTGAAAAAACTTAAACCAGAAGAAATCACGGACGCCAAAGCAAAAAGTATTTTCGACGCAAACAACCTTTCGAAATGGATAACTGTTGGAACAAATCTAGTAGGATTGGCACACAACCTTTCAAAAATTCTTCTGTAAATCTAAGGCTGGCTTTTAATGGCCAGCCTTTTAAATCAATTTCCCCCTCTGCGCGGCTTTGCGTTCTGCGGGGGATTTACTCACCGTTTTATCCCCTGCTCTGTGTTTTTCAGGTCATTTTCCGCGAATAGGATCGACGTCCTGGCGGCGCGTAGCCTTGCCTTTGCATTTTTCTCTTCGCGTTCGAGGTTGGCGACGGCTTCGCGCAACTCATCACGACGGTTATGAAGCTGCTTAATCTCTCTCACCACAGCCTCGCCATCAGTGGCGCACTGTAGAACGTACTGGAAAGGGTCAACGGCACAGCCACATTGCAGGCACAGAATGATCCGCCCCTTCTCATCGACTTCGACGGCTTTATGCTTGCAGCGTTGCTGCCTGTAGTCCTTTCTGTCGGTTACGGTGATGTTCAACAGCTTTTCTTCGTCACGCTTTGGCTGCACCAGAGTGATGACGTTGTCGCCTTCATTTTCCATCTGGTACCTCCTGCGGGGCCGCTGCAAGCATATGGGACCAAATTAACCTGCGCGTCTGGCGCATTGCACAATCAGGATCATCCCATGCGTGGTGCTGGCATCCTGAATTATGCAGCATCATTGCTTCTGTCGGCTCCTTCGGCACCATCACGTACCCCTCTGGAATCGCCGGAGAGTTGGTTGACGGGTGTTTGATTTCAGCGCCGGGAGCTGCACCAGTGTTGGGCTGAATGCTTGATGGATGGTTGAGCATGGCAGCGCGACAGTGATTCCACCCCATTTTGTACGCCTGACCGATAGTTGTTACTGCATCTGCGCTCTCTAGAGCAGAAATAGCCTCCCGAACGCTGATGGACTTCGGCACTACCTGCGCTGGCTGCGCTTGGAACTCATCGGCGTATCGAATAACACGGTCAATTAGTCGCTGAATCCAGCGCTCTGTCTGGAAATTGAATTCCTCCCTTGATTCCGGGATAGCCATTCCAAGAACGCCAAGCGCCTTATCAAGATTTTTTGGGATAAAATCACTATCTACCGCTGGCTGCGCGTGGCGATAGAGCGGCGCTATGTTTCGCTCCAGGTCGGTAATAACGCTCCATATTGGGACTGACTCGACGCCTTGCTTCGCCATATCACGATAACTATCGGCATACGCCAGCACAGGATTACGGTTAGGCTCGCTGCCCATTGCGGCCAGCGTCATGCGGGCCATCTCGCGAATTTCGTCATTGATGTTGCACATGCGCGGATCGTTGGCGTATTGCTCTATACGTTCTCTGGTTAATTTGCTGGTCATTGGCTGGCCCCTTCTGCCTGATATTTTTCGAACCAGAACACAACCGGGTCGGGTTTCATCTCAACCAATCCCATGCGAACCAGCGCCTTTCCTTTCCCGGACACAAGAAACTCGCGCCGACCATCGCCGATAATCCGACGGTAATCCTCCAGGCTGTTGCAATGTTTATGCAAATTGCATGGATGGCAGGACGGAACCAAATTATCCTCAGTGTCGTTTTCAGCATGAATCATCCCGCTGCCGTTCATGTGCCGAAGAACGGGCTTAACGTGGTCTGCGTGCCATTTATCGCCAAGCTCACACCCGCAGTAAGCGCAGCGGCCCCCAAATTTCATGCGCAATTCTGCGCGCTGTTTTTTGGTAAGTGCCATCTACTCAGCCTCCCACTTGATGCCAGCGGCGTTAGAGAACACTTCAAATGCGGCTCTCCATGCATCCTCGCAATATGAAATCATCATGGTTCCCGCCGCAGCCGGAATCGCTCTGTTTGCCCATTTCCCGAATCCGTATGCTTGACCATCTTCATCATCTGGCAGCTTCACGGTGACGGTGCGGGACTCCAGCTCGGCGATGCGCTCTTCATATCGAGCACCAATCGACACCGCTTTGTGGTAGGCCTCCAGCCATTTCGATGATTGAGCCTGCGCCTTCTCCAGTTCACCGCGACGAATAGACAGGGACTCATCCTGATTCAGGATAATTTGCTCCTGACGCGCAATGTGCTGCTGCGCCTTCTCCAGCGCCTCTACCAGCTCAGCGCCACCGGCCTGATATGCCTCCCATGCCAGTTGAATGCCGGTGTAGTCATAAGCATTGAGCGTGTTACTCCAATGCATGTATCTCGCGTGAAATGGTTTGTCAGAAAGCCAAGCCTCGAATTTCTCTCTCTGCGCCAGTTCGGTGATATCAGTTGTCATGCTGCACGCTCCTGTTTCGGCATCAGCGCATCGCGGACGCTCTGGCGGTAGTAGTGGTGAAAGGCGAATGTCAGGCCAAGCTTTGTTGGACGCTCCTGCTTACCCAACAGTTTGAGGCGAGTGCAAATGGTCGTCGCCGTCCAGCCAGAGTGATAACCGGCAGCACGTTTCATAACGGTTTCAGCCAGGATGGTTCGAAAGTCGTCGCGCCCGAAGTTAGTGTTTTCGAATGCGGCGTTGATCACTTCATCGGTGAGATGTGCATCGATAGCGTTGCTCATTTGGCCCCCTCGCGCAGCTGCTTCAACACTTCACGGACAATCGCGTTACCGCGAGATACATATTCGAGATGCCAAACATCCCCATCAGGCTCTGGCGGTTGTCCAGACCATATGACGTGGTGGAGAGTTTCGTCGTCTGCGTTGTCGTAATCAGCCAGAACGGTTGCAATTTGGTAAGGCAGTTGGCTGCCTTTCAAAAACTCCTCCACCCCATCTGCCTTAATCCCGGCATAGATGCGATCGGTGGAGGGGGTTTGTTCTTCTGCAATCTCGGCAACGATATCCTCGTGGTATTCCGATATATCATTACGATGAATATCTACGTAATTGCCTTCTACGGTTGATTCATGCCCATGCTGATAACCGTAATTGAAGATTCGAACCACACCAGCCTTCAGCCCCACATTCTCCGCAGCCAACTGCTGATAAGCTTTCGCCAGCGCCATAACCTTTGTCTCTTTGATCGACAACTCGCCCGCCGACTCCAGCGACTGAATGAGCTCGTTTACTGCCTGTGGTGTGATAGTCATTTGTCGGCTCCTTCGGTAAGCATCGCGATGATTTCTTCCGGTGTCTCTTTCACGTCAATACGTTCTCCGGATGTCATTTTCAGGCTTGTCAGGCCAGCGAAATACATGCTGACGATGTGACCTGCGGCAACAAATACAGGCTCGTAGACTGTTTCTGGTTCCCAACCGTATGCACCCTGGTGCTGTACCACGATTTTTTGTGTTAATTTCAGAAGAATCATTTTCTTACTCCCGCCAGGCACTGGTTAAACAGGTTGGTCAGCTTGTTTGCGCCGCAATGGCGATTGCTAAACTGAAGGTCTGATGTCTCGGTTACGGACGCCTGTTCCGTCAGGGTGTAGCGGTAGTGCCTGCACTCCCCTTCACGTTTTACCTGCCCATCCCGGTTCATCTGCCAGAGCGCTGAATTGACCACCGACGGATCCAGCTCAGTAGCGTGGCGTATTTCATTGAACGAGCACCCAGGGTGCTGGCCGATGTAATTGATTACGGCTTGTTTGCCAGAGTTCTTTTTCATGAGCGATTCTCCCGGTAGCTGTCCCACGTAAACGAAATCGTGCAGCCGCCGCCGTCGTTCATACGGTCGATAACACGCTCGCCGATAAACTGGGTCAGCTCATCCTTTGGCAGGTTGCTGATGAGGATCGTCGGCTTCAGCTTTTCGTAACGGGTGTTGATGATTTCGAACATGATCAGCTTCTCGGCATCGCTACCGAACTGAACGCCAACCTCATCAACGATGAGCAGGTCTGGTCTGGTGAAGTGGCGGATCACCTCATCCTCGGTGCGCGTGGCTGTTTTCGACCAGGTCGATTTAAACTCCCTGGCAATCTTCAGCGCCGTCGTGAATACGACTGAGCTTTGATGCTGCTCAATCACATGCCGGGCGATGGCCAGCGCAAGGTGGTTCTTCCCGGTACCAGGCTTGCCGCACATAACCAATCCACCGCCCTGCTGGAGGCGCTCGGTCCATTTCAAGGCGTAGGCCTGGCAGACTCGCAATGCGCGCTCAGAATCCTTCCCAACCGGCTTGTAGCTGTCCAGGGTGCATGCGGAGAAGCGTTCTGGTATTTCCAACTGGCGCAACAGCCTTTCGGCGGTTTGCTGACGAACTCGCTTATCCCAACGAACCTTTTCATCCTTCAGAAAATTCAGTTCGTCTTCCAGGCATCCAGGGCAGCGTGTCGGCGGTGATGGCAGATTGATGATGCTGCTGGTCAGGATCCGCTTGCGCTGCTCATACTCGCCATGCTTTTCGCAAAGGACACGCTCGGTAACCAGTTCGCAATTCGGGATGTCTTCCGGTGGCTTGCCCAGTTGATCAAGCATCCGCTCAATGGCAGTGATTTTTTCTTCCAGTTCCATGATCAGTCCCTCGCCCATGATGGAATTTCAGTCTGCCCGTAGTCCTTCGCTGCAAAGTTTTCCGGCTGGCGCCCATTAGCAATCTTGCGTGGCGTCCGTGAAGACGCCTGCTTGTTCTGGTAGCTCAGTTTTTGGCTGGCGGTAATAAACCAGTTTTTCGGCTTTTCATGGCTGAATTCGATATCCAGCTTTTGCAGTTCGTACTGCAGGTCAATCAGCGGGTACAGGGCTAACCACGCCTGGTAGTCTTTGTGATTCAGGCGAACCACAGAACCTTCGAATGCGTATCGACTAGCCATCTGATGGACAGTTGCCTGCTCAGCCCCTTGGTCACCTTCGCAAGTCGCGGAAGCGGCTTGGGTGTTATCCAAGGAATCAGGATCAGGGTTAAGGGAATCAGGAATCAGGTTAAAGGAATCAGCAGGATTTAAATTGTTCTCCACTGATTCTTGCACCGTGCTTGCACTATGCTTTTCTGGTGCTCCTTTATTTTCAATGACTTCAGCTATTCCTGAATCCTTCTTGTCTTCCTCACTATCTTCCTTGCACTGTTCTTGTCCGGTGCTTCTATCGTTTTCAACTGGTTTTGGTATCTCACTAGCAGCTTCTTTGCAGTGTGGGTTCTGGTGCTTTTTCCAGTTAGAAATCTGAATGTATGAGTCCCCATTAACCTGATAGCGGTTAATGAATTTGTGCTGATGGAGTTGTTGCAGAAGAACGTCGCAATCAGCATCGTCAAAAGGGAGCACCATCACTTTTATCTTTTTTGGACGGTCATCCAGACGCCCTTCTTTGTCAGCAATAGTCCAGAGACCAGCAAACAGAATTCGAGCCAGAGGCTGACATTCTGCAAGCTCATCATTTGTGAAAAAGCCGGGCTTGATGTTTCGGGATCTGGCCATTTAAAACTCCAATGGTTTTTGAGGACCATACGCACCAGCCGCATTGCAGGCTTTAATGTGCGCACTTCTTTGTTGCTCAAATTCTGTAAGCATCGGTATTGCTCTGCCGTCCATGAAAACGATGGAGCACCCAAGGCGTTGGAAGTGATCAATGTAGGATTTTGCAATCTCGACCAGGCGCTTAGTCGCTGCGAACTTGCAGCCAAAAACGTGGAGGTCCAGGTCATCAAGCATCTCTTCCAGAGAGAACCTTTTTTCGGTTTCGAAGCAGACGACATTGAACCGGTCAGCAAGCTCTTCAGCTGACGATGTTCTACGGACTAACCCTGCAGCGCTGAACGCTTCTTCAACGTCTTCTCCAGAGCACTGGAAAAACTCTCTGCTCTGATTGATTCTGAAGTCAGACAGGTACTCATGAATGTCCTGCTCGTCCTGCTTTGGATTTTCTGAGAAATAGGCCTCGCTCACCTCAAACGGCGCCGGTATACCTGTTCCCTGAGATATCTGATTAGCCCGGAATTCAGGTTCATTTGTTGTCATCCCGATCTTGTAGATGCCTGGCATGTATGGGTTTGTCAGAACATAAACCCAGCCTTCACTACGAACCCCATCAGGGATATCGAGATGTGTCTGCACCTCTTTCTCCATTGATAACGGCAAAAACAATGTGTGAATCGTGTTGAGTTCTGCCATAATTACTCCTGTGAATTGATCCAGTTAATTCGCGTAGAAAGCCGTTAGTGTTGCTGCACTGCGGCTTTCGCCTTTTCTGCCCTTCATTAGTCCCATCCTAACGGTCCTGGCCGGCACCGCTCAGCACGTAATCCAATATCTGCCAGCGTTTCTACCGACTGCAGGTAATGCCTGGAAACTACTACCGCTTCAGGCGGAACAACCTGCAGACCAAGCACTGACAGCTCTTTTGCTATGTCAGCGAAATGCCCTTCCCCCTTTCTGCGACTGACCGTTGATTCACTGATCCCCATGATTTCGGCATATGCCTTCTGCCCTATGGATGAAAGGCGGTTGAGCAATACGCCTTCGAGCTCAATGGGGTTGAGGATCGGTGGTTCTAAGTTGCGAGCTATTGCGTTCTGCATTTGTAAGACTCCCTCTGGTGTTGTTTGGAAGGCCGCTGGTTAGGCGGCTGAACCTTGCGCACCAAGCAACTGAGCCAGATCTGGCCTGATTTCTGCGGCCTTAACCTTGCCATCAGTTGCTGACACGATTTTCATTACGTAGCGGGCCTCAATACCGCCGCCATGCAGCCAACGCCATACTGTTGGCTGAGCAACGCCACACAGATCGGCTAATTTTTTCTGGCTACCAGCGATATCAATTGCCTTCTGGATGGTTTTATTCGTCATATTCCAATTCCTATGAGTATTGGTGTGAATTGATAATAGCAATGCGTATTGATGCTGGCAATAGCAAAACGTGTTTTGACCAGCAATACGCAAGCGTATAAATTTGAGACTATGAAAAAAGAAACTCTTGCAGAACGTCTGAACGAGGCCATGAATTTGGCTGGAATGTCCCAAGGGGCCCTTGCAAAAGCCTCAGGTATTGCTCAGCCGACAATTTGGCGCCTGGTTAGTGGAAATGCCAGAGGGTCAACAAAGATTGTCGAGATAGCTAATGCTTTGGGCGTCAGGTCTGAGTGGTTATCAACAGGCCAAGGGCCTATGCGAGAGGATGGGCGGCAGCCTCAAGCGCTGTTGGCGAAAACTGGTGATTCAGATGTGTTCCGATTAGACGTACTGAATCTGACGGTAAGTGCCGGCCCCGGCATCATTAATCAGGAATTCGTTGAAATTTTGCATTCCGTTGAGTACGCGCCTGCTGAAGCTCGCCACATGTTCGACGGAAGAAAGGCTGAAAACATCAGGATTATCAACGTTCGCGGTGACAGCATGTCAGGAACGATTGAGCCGGGAGATCTGCTGTTTGTCGACATCAGCGTTAAGAGCTTCGACGGCGACGGGATTTATGCCTTTCTGTACGACGACACGGCGCACGTTAAGCGCCTGCAGAAGATGAAAGACAAGCTGCTGGTTATCTCAGACAACAAGATTTATACGCCCTGGGACCCTATTGAGAAAGACGAGATGAACCGGGTTTTCGTGTTCGGTAAGGTGATCGGTAGCATGCCGCAGACGTACAGGAAGCATGGGTAGCCAGCCAGTGGCCTGATGAGGTGTTTGGGTGATGAGGGGTCACAGAGATGCGGCCTTTTTTCTTACAAAAATATAATTTGCACGTTAATGCGTGCATATGATTTAATTGTTCGTGATTTCACAACACGAGAATGCCCTCATGCAAGACAAAGATAAAAAAGAACTAACTGGGAAAGCCAAAGGCGGTAAGGCTAGAGCCGCAAATATGTCACCAGAAGAAAGAAAGGAATCATCAAAGCGGGCGGCTGAGGCAAGAAAAGTTCCAATAGCCACCCACATAGGTGAGCTAAAGCTTGGTGATATAACTTTACAGTGTGCTGTTCTTCCAGATGGTCAAAGATTGTTCTCTCATGGTGGCGTTGGCGAGGCTTTGACTCGCGTGCCGGGAGGCAAAAACAGACGTGAAATGACGCAGGATCAAATCCCTTTTTTCGTTAACCATAAATCGGTAATTCCATTCATAGACAATGACTTACTCTTAAGGATCCAAGAGCCAGTTAAATACAGACAAACTCCTAGTTCTTTTATTGGGAATGGGGTTCCGGCAGAGGCCCTTCCGGGTATCTGTAAGGCTTGGCAAATGGCTAGGAGATCAGGGGTTTTAGACAATAATGAGGCAGCTCTTCGAGTCGCCGCGCAAGCGGAGGCGATAACACTAGGATTTGCTCAGGTTGGTGTCATAGCTCTAATTGATGAAGCGACTGGATACCAAAGGGACAGAGAAAAAAACGCATTAGCAAAAATCCTTGAGGATTTCGTAGCAAAAGAACTTAGGCCTTGGGTTACTACATTCCCTGCTGATTATTATGAAGGTTTATTTAAAATTTATGGGCTCGATTACCCACCTGAGGGGAACAAAAGCTGGAGGCCTTCCTTTATCGGGAACATAACTAACAATGTCGTTTACAGCAGGCTTGCACCAGAGTTATTGCCAGAACTGAAAAAAGCTGCATCAAAAGCAGAAAGAAAAGCAAAGTTGCATCAATGGCTAACGGAAGATATTGGACACCCGAAACTCAGAGAGCACTTAGCATCCATTGTTACTCTATTGAAAATATCCAATACGCCGGATCAATTTTATGAGTTAGTAGAAAGAGTTCACCCAAAAATAGACATCAAAGAACTAGGCGAGGAAAATTAATATATTCCCAAAACCCGGCCATCGCGCCGGGTTTTCTTTGCCCTTCCCCTACCCCTTTCTCACTTCCTCAGCCGCAAAACGGTATGTCTGCCGCCAGAAATCATCACTCTCGATATCTGAGAACGCCTCCAGCATTGAGATGATGGCCTTTGTTGTTGGTTCCTCTCCGTGCGATATCAGGTTAAGCGCCGCCTTTCCTACTGCCTGACATACATCGTTATACCCCACGTAATATTTTTCCATACTCGCAGCCCATTTGATGTTTTTTTGAGCATAACACCGCCTAACTGAAAAATAAATTCACTTTGCTATCAGTAACATAATGCAAATTGCTATTAATTAATATCAATACGTATTGCTATTGGTAATACCCATTGCTATTATCAACTCATCCAAACAACACCGGCAACGCCGGAAGTAAGTCAAACGTTCCGTTAGCCGCGATAAGGCCAGGGTGAAGAGATGATCCGCGAAGAAGACAAGCCAGCATGGCGTAGTTTTTGGTTAAAGGTCGTTCCGTCGTTGATTGTGGTCGTGATGTTCAGTTTTCAGTGCTGGGGTGGCGTATGAGCCGAAACGGCATTCGTTCACTGGTTATCGTGCTGGCCGTCAGCCTTGTTATCTGGTCAGCGGTGATTATCAAAATTCTGCATGTTGCGGGGGTGTTCAATGGCTAAAGCAATTCCTAACAACGGACGCGCCGTGATGATGCGCAATCGCCGCACCGGCGCCGCCTGGCTGGTCAGCTTCGACTATCGCGACGGCAGTTACTGGCATGAGCCGCAGGGAAATCTGCGTCACATCCGCCGGCCATACGCATCACGCAGTATTGAACCAAACCTGGTACCAGCCGGGACGCATTAACCAGCGCATATCAGCGCACAAATTTAACTGAGCTATCAGGCGGCTTATATCGCGCCGGGGATTCTTACAACCAAATTTCAGGAGAGAGCTATGGCGGCTTATCACGTTCAGGACCGGATTGAAGAGCAATCCTGGAACCAGCATTACCAGCAGCTGGCGCGCGAAGAGAAAGAATCTGAGCTCGCTGATGACATGGAGAAAGGTCTCCCTCTCCGTCTGCTGGAATCGCTGTGCATTGACGAACTTCAACGCCGCGGCGCCAGCAAACAGGCGATAAGCCGCGCATTCGACGATGACGTGGATTTTCAGGAAAACATGGCGGCACACGTTCGCTACATGGTTGAAGTTATCGCCCGGCATCAACTCAACATTGAAGAGGAGCAATAATGGCTACTCAACTCATCGAACAGGTATTTAGCCTGGTAAATCCACTAAAGGCTGAATTTGAGCAGGTTTGCTCTGAACCTTCTATCAATTTCAGGCGTGAATCTGAGTTCGCAATGCAGATTTTCGCCAATAACGACTACCTGGCTAAAGTCGCCATCGGCAATCCGGTTAGCACCAGAAGTGCAGTAATGAATGTTGCCGGGATCGGCGTGTCCCTTAATCCGGCTCAGAAGCTGGCTTATCTGGTGCCGCGCAAAGGGGCTATCTGTCTCGACATCAGCTACATGGGCCTGATGCACATTGCGCAGCAATCCGGGGCTATCAAGTGGTGCCAGTCGGCAATTGTCCGTAAGAACGATCAGTTTCACCGCGAAGGACTGGATAAGCCACCAGTTCATATTTACAACGATTTCGATACCGCAGAACAGCGCGGCGACATTGTAGGCGCCTACGTCGTTATCAAAAGTGATGACGGCGACTACCTGACTCACACGATGCGCATTGCTGATATCTACGCAATTCGAGACCGCTCAGAAGCATGGAAAGCCTACAAGAACAAAGGCACATCATGCCCATGGGTCACAGACGAAGAACAGATGATCCTCAAGACGGTTGTTAAACAGGCTGCGAAATATTGGCCACGCCGTGAACGCCTCGATGCCGCCATCGACCACGTTAACACCGAGGGAGAAGAAGGTATCAACTTTGCCGCCCAGCGCCAGCCTGAACGCGACATAACCCCAGCAGAAGCAGGAACCATCAAAGAAATTAACGATGTCCTTATCGCAATGAATAAGACGTGGGATGACGACCTGCTTCCTCTGTGCTCAAGAATTTTTCGCAGAGATATTCGTGAGTCTTCAGACCTGACTCAAGCTGAGGCTGTTAAGGCTCTCGGCTTCCTGAAGCAAAAGGCGGCAGCATGACACCAGAAATTATCCTTTCGCGCACTGGCATTGATGTTACCCGCGTTGAGCAGGGTGATGAAAGTTGGCACCGATTGCGCCTTGGCGTGATCACCGCTTCAGAGGTTCACAATGTCATTTCAAAGCCGAGATCAGGAACCAAATGGACTGACATGAAAATGTCCTATTTCCACACGCTACTCGCAGAGGTTTGCACCGGAGCGGCGCCGGAAGTTAACGCCAAAGCTCTGGCCTGGGGGAAACAGTACGAGGACGATGCGCGCACCCTGTTTGAGTTCACCACCGACGTGCAGGTAACCGAGTCGCCGATCCTTTTCCGTGACGAAGGTATGCGCACCGCCTGCTCACCAGACGGCCTGTGCAGTGATGGCCGCGGCCTTGAGCTGAAGTGCCCTTTCACCTCTCGCGACTTCATGAAATTCCGGCTTGGCGGCTTCGAGGCTATCAAATCCGCCTACATGGCCCAGGTGCAATTCAGCATGTGGGTAACCGGTAAGGATGCCTGGTATTTCGCGAATTATGACCCTCGCATGAAGCGAGAAGGCATTCACCATGTCGTTGTTGAGCGCGACGACAAATACATGTCCGACTTCAACGAAATGGTGCCGGAGTTCATCAGCAAGATGGATGAATCGCTGGCTGAGATCGGCTTTACCTTCGGGGAGCAGTGGAAATGAAGCGCACACCATTTTACCGCAGGCCCGGCATGTCCGGGCAGTTCTCAGGGCTTCGCGAACGCGTGATCTGGATGATTCAGACCCGCGGGCGTCCAGTGACCGGCAGCGAAATAGCGGAGAAATTCGGCGTAACGCTCATCGAGTTTAACCGCGTTGCCAACTGCATAACCCGAGGTGGCGGACAGATAGCGAAGATCGTCTCATCTGAAACCTGGCTCAACGATGCCGGAATATGCGACCGCACCTTTACCCTGGTTACAAAGCCAAAGGTCATTACACCAAAGGGGAAATCTCGCCTTTTCACTCGGCGTTCTATGGCCCAGGCAGCAAAGGGAAATAAGCAGCAGTGCATTGAGAAAGCAGCGCGCCGCAGCCGTTTAATCGCCTCTGGTCTTTATATCGACGAAATGGAGGCTGTTTTATGACTGATTTCAATGGCAGCAAAACGCCTGCTGACCAGCGTGACCTGTGGCGCACGCCGCCAGCCCTCTTCGCTTCCCTTAATGCTGAATTTTGCTTTCAGTTGGATGCCGCCGCTGCACCTTATAACACGCTGTGTCGCAAGTTCATCGCCGAAGAGCAGAACACGCTGATTACGACGTGGGGTGATTTCCTTGTGTTGCCTGGCTATGTATGGCTCAACCCGCCATACAGCGACATAGGTCCGTTTGTTCAGAAGGCAGCGGCTGAATCCAAAAATCAGATCGGCACGGTGATGTTAGTTCCGGCTGATACATCCGTAGGCTGGTTCCGTGAGGCTATCGAGACGGCCAGCGAAGTGCGTTTCATCGTTGGCGGTCGCCTGGCTTTTATCAATCCGGTATCCGGTAAGCCTGTTAGCGGCAACAACAAAGGGTCAATGCTGGTTATCTGGCATCCCTACCCGCGCACTCACTGCCAGTTCACGACCGTTGAGCGCGATGCTCTGCTGAGTTTCGGCGCCTGTTTGATAGCCAAGCGGGAGGCAGCATGACGCCAGAAATCGAAAACGTTATGCGTAACCAAGGCCGCCAATGCGCGGAGGAAATACGCCGGGCTCTGAAGGCTAAACCAAAACCTAAATGGAATGACGTGGTGCCTCCGATCCTCAAAAAGCATCACGAAAAGATAAAGCCAATGGGCATTAGCCTGACGGCATTCGTTAGCAGCATTGGCCGCATGAATGGGCGGTATGGAGTGGAATCATGAAAGAACGCGGAATGATTTTTAACGGGGAGATGGTGCGGGCTCTGCTTGCTGGCCGCAAGACGCAGACA